GCTGGTGCAACTGTATATGAACTTCCATTAAGAGGTTTGTAGTTTAATGTAGAACATGCACCACCACCCCACTCATAGAACCAAGCGTCAATAGCGTAAGACTTTCCACCAGTAAATGAGAACATTCCTGTAGAGTTTGCTCCACAACCTTTTAGCGACCAGTCGTTGATTACCTGAGTTCCGTTGATAGACATGTAAAAGCCATCATCAGCAGGAGCCTGGAAATAAACTTTAGTTGTAGTTGGGTAAGTAATGTAACCCTTGTAGTGAAGCATGATGTAGTCAGAACCACAACCCAAGATGTCACCACCACCCCAGTTAGCGTCAATGTTGTTTACAGTAACTGTCTTACATTTGGTGTAAGCAGTGTCTGATTTTTGTGGAGGGTTTCCATAACGACCAATGCCTGTGTAAACATCAACCTTTAGACCTGGGGCAGAGCCTTGACCACCAATATTAATAAGTTGAGTATTGTAATTAAATTGTGCCTGATTTAGTTCAGCCTCTGCAAAATCACTTGCAGCCTGAGCATCTAGCCAAATAGTATATTTGTTATCCAATAAATCGGCAGACGCATTTAAATCATTTACTGCCTGATTGTATGCTTGAGATGCTGATTGTTGTTTAGCGTATGCTTGGTCATAGGCGTTTTTCTTATCTGCATAATCTATTTTAGCGGCATCAAATGCATCGTTTGCTTGTGTAGCAATTGTCTGAGCATCATTAATTAAATTGGCTTGCTCATTAGATGAGTTAGTCCAACTATCAAGATTTGTGTTTGCATCTTTTAATTGATTTTGTAGGTCATCAATCTTAGCCTGTGCAGCGGCTACCTGACGAGTATATTCATCAGTAGTTTGGGCATTAGCAGCAGGTGCTGCATATGCAAATGATAGGGATGCTATTACGCCTACCACGATTTTTAGGGTTTTATTCATGGGGTTCTCCTCTGTCAGAAGTGCCTGACAAGAATATTATACCATTCTTAGTAGGATAAATTTTGATTTTGTTTATTAGGAGCCATGCGACTTTGGGTTTCGTATCTAGTAATACTCATTTTTTTCTGACTACGCAATAGGTTTCTCGGTCTGCGTAAACGTAAGTGTTCACTTTCCCTATGATGAAACGGTATTACGTTTTTAGCCATGGTTCTCCATAACTTAATTATATCATTAGATTATATTTATATTAAACTGTTTGAAGTATGCATCTAAATCTTTTTGTTCTGGTTTATTTCTTTGAATAACATTACGTTTATCAAACTCGTGCATTTCTTCTGTTGGTTTTCTATCACGGAAAGTGTGAATCTCTACCATCTGATTTAAGTCTCTAGGTGTATGTGAGATAGCACCAAATATAGCACCACATACAGCGTCTGCAAGGTCCTTAGAGGACTTTCTAGGGTGGTCTACACGATTACCTTTCATAATTTTCAACTCAGTTAGTTCTTCAAACAATAGGTCAATTGCTGGCATAGCAAGACGCTCTTCATAAACAAGCATAGCCATATCCTCATAATGTTTCTTAGCAACAGAAACAGTTTCAGTACGAATACCAACAGCCTTTAGTTCATTTTGAATGTCAAAAGATTGCCAACGGTCAAATGAAACCATACCCAAATCAAATCCAAGTCTGCGTAGATTCTGAATCCATTGTTTTACTTCAGAAAGATTGACAGGACCTTCAACTTTTGGTTCCCAGTACACTACTGCATCTACTACTACGATAGGCATTACCTGTGCATAGTCTTTAACTACCTGGACATTTACCCACTTTTCAACGTGAGCAATAGCCACAGCACACTTGTCATGTTTCTGTGCAAGGTCAGCATGAACAAAATATTTTTTATCTGGGTCTGGTTTAAAAGACTCCATAAATCTTTTATTAGAATCAATGGGATTTACAATTGTCATGGTTGCACGAACCTTTTCTTGTTGCTTAAAAAATGCATCTGAAGCATATGTAGGAACACAAGCAAAACGCATCATAGCATCACCAAGGTCAGTGTAAAATGCTAATTTAAAATCATCAATCTGGCGAGTAGGATTTACCACCCATGTGGGTCTTTTAATGGCAAACATTCCAGGAAATTTATAAGACAAAATATTATCTTCATCCCATTCAATTTCGAGACTGTTCCCTTCTGTGTCCTCTGGTAAATCTGGATTCATAATAAACTTGTGTTTCTTTGTGATTACTTCTTTTTCAGCAATGACTGAATCATATTTTTGACTGATAAAGTCTCCAGGATAACGTGGAAAAGATAGTAGGGCTACCTTACCCAAGTCTGGAAAACGACTGTCTACAGAGGCACGAAAGGCTTTGTATATGTTATCCGCAGTCTTACCTTGCTCATTTCCAGTATTTGTTTCATTAGCAAAACCAGAAATCTCATCTAGAACTGCTAAGAGAAGGTTTAGACCTTCGTGAGATTCTCGTTCTGAGTGTCCAGAATAAACAGTAATAGCATTATTAAACTCAATGCTGTCTACCTTTGCATAGTATTTTCCAGCAAACCAAGGCGAACGCTCAATTTTATTTTTAAAACCTTTAAAGAAAACATTTTTAGCCTGTTGTGCGTTAACAGCAATGTTGATGATATCAATAGCATCTCCAGTAGGCTTACCAAAATAACGAGCAGGGTCTTTAAGACAAAGTAATTTATAAACGATATAGGAACAAGCAACAGTAGAAACAAAGTCCTTACCAGAACCCTTACCAAGTTGTAGTATGACTTCATTCTTAGTATACTTATTGTAATATCTACGACCTTCCTCTTCCCCAAGTAGTTCAATGACTTCTTCTAACCTATAAATTTGAGACATTGCTTCAACAATATCGTATTGTATTTGAGATAATGGTGGCTGTGCAAGATAGTCTTCGCCTTCAACAAATGTTTTTACATCTACTGGATTTTCTGCAAAGACATTGCTTTTAAGAATTTCAAAGAAATCATTGAACATTGACAATGGTTATAACCTCTTGCTCTTTCGATACCTGCGAAAGTCTACGCATAATCTCATCACGAATTTGTGGATATTCACTAGCAATATCTCTAAGTATCCCAACAAGGATATCTTGTTTGTGTTCAATGTTTAGCATCTCTTCTGCCAGTTCTTTATTTTCAAGTAGACCAGCCTTTTGTAACATGTCTATACGCTTGCTTTCAATATCCATAACAAGTTTAATTGCAGCAGTCTTAGCACCAAGATTAGCAACAGTAGTAGCATCATCCATAACTTCGTATGCTTTGCTAATTAATTTGTTATAGTGTGTGTCTGCACCAACCAAGGCTTCCTTTGCCCTAGCACGAATAGCGGCATTGTCAGAAGCCATTACACGCCATTGATTGATGTGGGCTACAACTTTTTGACGTGGTAGTGCAAGTGCTTTAGAAATTTGGGTAGGCTCTTCGCCTTGGAGATACTTCTCCACAACCTTGTTCATCTCATCTAGATGTTCAACCGCTAATTCTTCAATCGACATTTTTCTTTTGCTTTCCTCGTTTTGTTGGTATACGTTTTACTCTGTCTGGAGCATAGGAACGGTATCCACCCAAAGATTTTTTGTGTACATCAAAACAATCTACCCAAACTTTACCATTTTCGGTATTAGTAACAACAGCGTCAAACTTAAACTTGCCGCCATGTTCTCCCTCTATCTTAATGATATCACCTTGTACAATAGTAAAGTTGCCAACTTGCAATTCATACTCTCTGCTAAACTTAGTTATTTCTGGCTTTATTGATTTTACTTTTTTCATCTCTTTGACTTCCTTAATTTAAACTTGGCTAGATAGACATATATTGTTTCTACGCTAGTGCCACATTCTAGAGCAATCTGCTCTGGAGTTTTCTTATCCACATGGTAACGTTTTTTTAACCATGCCTCATTTGTATAAAATTTATTAGCCATTAGTATCCAAATGCCTTGTCCCAATTTTTCAATGCCCAATGCCCAATAGCACAAGCATCTGCAACATCGTCATCCTTTAATTGCTTATCATAGTTTATATTAATAAAGTTAATTGTTCTTTGTTTTCGAATATTTCGTTCTTCATTTTTAAACCAAGAAACAGATTTGCCTGGATTCTTCTTTTGAATCTCATGCTTTTCTTCTTTAGTTAGTTTTTTATTACCAATAAAATTTTGCCAAGTCATAGGAGAAACTGAACCAATTTTCTTTACCCCAGACATAGAGGCAGCACCAAGCAATGCTCCCTGAACCATAGCCAGTTGAGCAGCAGTCTTAGGGCTATTCATAAATACTGTATGTTCAATAATGATAGTATCAAAATCAAACTTATCAAAAAATGCTTTAGTTTTTTTAGCGGCATCCATAACCTTATCATAGGTGGTGATGCCTTCAAATTTAATCTTTCCACAAGCAACAATTTTGTTGTCATCAAAGATTGCAAATGCTAAACTATTTGTACTAGCATCAATAGCACAGAATCGTTTTGGTTTTTTAGTCAAGTTTAGTTTTACCATTTAGGATATCCTTAATCTCTTTAAGAGTGTCTTTAACGTCATCTGGATTTACCTCGCAAATTTGACAAATAGTTTCTTCTGTATACATTGAAAGTTGTTTATTGCAAGACTTACAAAGTCTAACTTTTCCAGCACGTTTCTTAACCTTATCTTTTAAATATTTTTCAGTAATCTTTTCTCTAGTTGCTTGCTCTCTACATTCGGGAGAGCAGTATATCTGATAAGATAATTTAGTTTGGAATTGCTTATCACACCAACTACAATGTTTGTTTGTCATCTAAAGGCTCCAGAGATTTAATTTTTATCTCTCCAGAACCTGCAGAAGCACAAGCCGCTTGTATAGGGCATGTCTTGCAAATCTTTGAATTAGAACGATAATTCTTCTCAGGCAAGGTCTTATCTTCCCAAGCCTTTCGAACATTTCTCATCCATTCAAAAGCGTTCTCTACCCACTCATACATATACTGATTTAGTTCAACAGGGAAAATCAACAGTTCGTGATTGTTTTTGTTTTCATAAATCAGAATGGCTTTGCTCTTATTAAGAATCTTCATATAGATAAGCAACTGAACAAGGTGTCCAGCCTTTGGCTTGCCAGAAGATTTGCGATACTCAAATGCCTCGTGTGGCATTGTCTTGATTTCGCCAAGCAATTCTTTTTCTTCCCAATTAAGGATAACGTCACCGTATCCAAAGATTGGTGGACTGTCGTATGTAATCTTAAATTCAGAATCTACTAGTAGCCCTGGAACATTCTTCATCGCTTCCTGAATACGCTCATGCGACTTAGTTCCTGCTGTCATGTTTGCACCGCCATAAGCATCTGCATTGTCAGAGAATACTGCACCCTCAAATGCTAGATACCAGTAACGTGGACACTCTCCATGTGAGAATGCAATTGTACTTGGTGCAAAGGTATTCTTTGTTTGAAATTTATCTACACGATTAACAGTATAGCCAGAGTTAATCTTTTCAATAAGTTCTTCTTTGTTCAGGAATGATGGCTTAGAGTTTGGATTACTCTCTACCTTTTTAATCATTACCTGACTTAATAAATTTTTTGCCATAATAAACACTAGCGAGTGATATATTTAAGAGCCGAAACGAGGTTGTTAATAGCCTCAGCAGCGGTGTAATAAATATTTTTCTTCGCTCTGTCTCCTTTATCTACGTTAGTTAGCCATGTGGCTTTGAAGGACATCTTCGCAGCAATTGCTTGCAAACGAACAATTTCTACCTGTGCAACGTTAAGAGGAATATCTGGCTTAAGAATTACCTTAGCAATAAAGGTAAGAGCAGTAGTCAGTTCTTCATCATCCATAAAATCAGCAATCTCTGTGAGACCGTTGACCTGTTCAAGTGTTGTTAATTCCATTTTGTTTCCTTAATGTTATAGTTCTATTATACACTATTAGGTGGTAGTAGGTCAAGTATCATCTCTAATAAAGATAGTTCAATGACTGCTAATCTTGTTTTAATACCTTCGTCACCAAGGACAACTACGATTGCTGGATTATCATTATTACGAATAGCATCTGTAGTTGCCTTAGCCCAAACATCTTTATTCAGGGTAAAGGACTTGCCAACTTCTTTAAAGTCAACAGTAAATCCTTCCCAAGAAGCATCACCCTTATGAGTACCTCTGCCAGAGTTCTTGTGCTGTTTAGCACCAATACGTTTACTCTCGCTTCTCTCGCTCATAATCTTTCTTTCTCTTAGTTTCTAAACTAACTTCATTAAGATGTTTTTCTGGACACATCCAGGTAATTAGTTTTTCTACTGGATATAGTCTTACTGACTTTACCTCTACCCTGCAAGTATGGCAAGGAAACTTGCCTGGATAAACTGTATACTTACCCACCAATAACCTTTGCCTTAATCTCATCCTGTAAGTCTAGGTCTTCACGGACACGAGCCACAAACTTATCCCTACCCTGTAACTTACTTCCATCTGGCAAGATGTACCAAGCCCCTGTACGTTCTACAATACCCATCATCTCTGCAGTATCAACCAAATCACCAATGCTGTCAATGCCAACATCACCTCTGAAATAAAAATCGTATTCTCCAGATTGGAAGGCTGGCGATGTCTTGCTAAATTGAATCTCCCAACGAATTTTCCTACCAACCTTTTCCTCAATGAGTTTATCCCCAACTGCAATCTTGCCTTTAATTGCTTGATTGTCTGATTCGGAAGAGAATAACTTGATAACCGTTGATGAATAAAACTTAGTAGCCTGACCACCTGAAGGCTGTTGACTAGTATACATAGCAGAAATATTGTTACGAGATTGCGAGATAAGTACCAAAAGGGTTGGCTTAACTTTATTATTAGCGTAATTAAGCATTTTCCAAGCATTGCTAAAATCTCTAGACTCTGCACCAATCTGTTTAGTGTTTTCCAATTGTTTAAGTTCATCTGTATCCTTTTCAAAATAGATTGCAGGTAGTAAAGATGTAATTGAATCAACTACAATAATATCTACTCCAGCATTCATTAGGTTTGTTCCAACATCAACCATCTCATTGATTGTACGAGCCTGAGAGACAATTAGGTTATCCGTATTTACCCCAAGTCTTTTAGCCCAGTCTTCAGAATAAGACATCTCTGCATCAATCCAAGCACACAACTTACCATCTTCTTGTGCTTGTGCAATCATCTGTAAACACAAAGATGACTTAGCAGAAGACTTACTTCCCCAAACCAATACTTGTCTACCCATAGGCAGTCCACCGTTGAGTGCACGATTAAGTCCAAAACTAGGTGTAGCCTGATACTCTGTTTTAAATCCAACACCGTTAGTCAGACGCTTACGGATGCGTGGGTCTAGTGCTGCCATTGCTTCTTCGATAGTTGTCAATTGAATACATCCTCCATAATTATTGTTCCATCTTTAGTTTTACCCAAAGAGAATTTGTATACATTTCCTTCATCAATCTTCATGTACGCTTTAGAGAAAGACGTAGGAAATACTGTAACGCTATGCATCTCACGACTAGCATCTGCTAGAACTAAAGAAGCCATCTTCTTACCAGCCTTAGTTACTCTTGGCTTAAATGATACTACAAATAGTTCATCTTCTTTGTATGGCAACTGACGGAAGTTAAGAATCTTAATCAATCCAGATGGATTACCTTTAATCTCGTCTGCTGGAATTGCTGTTACAATTCTATTATCACTTGCCAAAACAATGTATGTTCTACCTGCTTCGATAGTGGTATTCTCGTCATCAAAGATTCCAGTACTACCAGTTCTATCTAGCAGTTCTACTCTTGACCAGCCCTTGCCACGCTTGATGTTCTTAATCATACCCATCAAAATGTATGCACCCTTTTCTTCGTACTCTTCCACGTCATTAATGAATGCGTGGTAGTGTTGTGGAATAGATGTATTGAATTCTGGTAGGTTGAGATACTCGTAAAGGTTCTCACGAACTTCTTCATCGTTTCTAGGTTGGTCGGTGAATGTTGCAGCACCCACAAGGCGTAGAGCCTGTAGTGCACGACTGTTCACGCCATTACCTTTACCAAATGTAAACTCTTCTAGTTCTTTGTATGAAGCAAATGGTCTAGCAGCAATATATTTGTTAGCAATGTTATCACTAATAAACTTGATAGATGATAGTCCGAAGCGAATACCTTTACCTTCGATTTTAAAGTCAACATCTGATTCGTTGATGTGTGGCAAACGAACAGGGATACCCATACGCTTTGCTTCAATCAAATATTCAGTACGAGCATCTTTATCACTTTCATTCTTGAGTAATGAATACATAAA